GGCGTCAGACTTGATCACTGGAGCGGCAACCTTGCCAGGGTGTGTGACGATGAGCAGGCACTTGTAGTCGACTGCGACCTTCTTCGCCTTGACCTTGCTGTTGGCGATCTGGCGGAGCTGCGCCTCTGTGACCGGCACGCCGTACTTCTCAGCGGCGACCTTCTCGTCGCGCGTCGGACACGCCCACTGCCAGCCGTCAACATCGTCATAGCCAGCGGAGGTCATATGGCCGTAGCCGTCGGTGATCTTCTTAGGGTCGGTCTTGGTCCAGTAGCGCTTCCAACCGTCGTGCCACTTGCTGATTGGTACGCCTGCTGGGTAGCCGATTGGCTGTTGCACCCAGACCACCAACGCTGCGCCACCCTTGGCGGCGGCGACTGCGTCCTCCCACGACTTGGCGTAGCGAGCCTTGCCACCGAGAACGGCGATGGTCTGCGCGGCTTCCTTCAGCGAGCCGCCAGCGTCGCTGATCCCCTGCTTATCCTTGCGCCCTGTCGCCTTCTCGAATGCGGCGACGCCCTGAGCGGCGGTGTAGTCCACGGTGTAGCCAGAAGCCCACGAGACGGCGGCCGCACAGGATGACCAGGTGCAGTCATCTAGGACCTGCTTAGAGCCTTTGAGTTGCGCCTCTGCGTCGGCGTAGAGCTGTGACTTGACCTTGTATTTCACGCGGCGTTCTCCTTCTTGATCAGCACGGCGACGGCTCGACCGGCTGCCTCAAAGTCCAGCGCGGCGCTGACAGGGTGACCCTCCGTCACGCCCTCTGCGTACTCCTTGCCGTCCGCTGCGACCTTCCAGAGGGTGCCGCCGAAGGCGCTGTTGTTCTCATTCGGAACCAACGCAACCCACTCACCTGGCGCGGTGTTGATCCGCGTCCAGCCCTGCTCGTGGATCTCCTCGATGTGGTCTGCTGCGCTCATTACTCCTCCATCCACCTGAGTGGTCCAGTCAGCAACCAGATCAGCGTCAGTCCGCCGAACAGCGTTGCCATCGTTGATTGCGTGTCGCCTTCTGGCAAGACCACGACCGCGAACAGGAGACCGAGAATCGTCCAGGCTCCACCGACGAGATCTAGGATGATGCGCTTGATCACTTGGTCACCTTTCTCGCCGCAGCAGCGGCACTCGATGCGGCAGCCACAGCGGCACTTGCGACCTGACTGATCACGATTGCCACCGCTACCGGCGCGGCCTTCTCTTTCTCTGCTGGCGAGAGGTCTTTGCCGAGATTGGCGATCTTGCCAATGGCTTCGCTTACCGCTTCACCAACGGCAGCCACCGCCTCTCCTACGGCTTCTGCTGCTTCTTCCGCAATGTTATCTGGTGACGGTGATGGCGACGGTGTTGGCTCCACGCTTGGAGCTACGGATGGTGTGTCAGTAGGTACAGGAGTGGGATCAGGAGTAGCGGACTCACTCGCACTAGGTTCTGGCGTAGGGTCAGGCGTGGGCGACGGCTTGGGTGTGGGAGTCGGCGATGGGATCGGCGATGTTGATGGTTCAACACTTGGCACCCCACTTGGTGACGGCTCCGGCGTAGGTGTCGGAGACGGCTCAATGCTTGGCTCTACAGATGGTGACGGTTCAGGCGTTGGTTCTGGTGAAGGCTCCACACTTGGCGAAGGCTCAGGTGCAGGGAACGCGCTGGTAGTCAGCCACTCGGTCGGTACTACGCCGTAGTTGGTCGGCGATCCGTACCAGAGAATCGCGCACGCACCGCCACCCCACTCGTACATCCACGCATCCAGCGGATACGACACGCCAGCCGTTAGATCGATGAAGCCTTCATTCGGTCCGCTCCACCATCCGCCGCAGCCCTTCATCACCCAGTTATCGTTTACGAGCTGGCCGTTGATCGTCATTCGCCAGCCATCATCAACGAGTGCTAGGAACTCATAGGCTCCGCTCTCTGGCACGGTCAACCAGCCGCTGTAATGCACCAAGAAGAAGTCCGCGTCGCAGCCCTCAGCGGCAGGACCACCGCCCCAGTCGGCGTTGATCTGTGGCACGACAGCATCAAAGCACGGCTCGCCGGTAGGCGGCTCTACCCAGGGTTGGTAGTTCGGATCTTGGAAGCCGTTGTAGACGGTCATCCGCACGCCCTGCTGCGGCAGATCCTCAGCGCGCACGATAGGCAGGAAGACGAGCGTGCTGAAGACGATCCCTAGCAGTGGGAACGCGAGCCGCTTCACTTAGAGAGCAGCGATGCGAGTAGCGGCACAAGTACGCTGAACAACAGCGCAGCGATGACCACTAATCCTCCTTTGACCTTGTCCACATCGGAGCGCACCTCATCCAGCTTGGCGGAGTGCGAGTCCAGGCGCTCGATCAGTTGGTCAATCTGGCGTGGGGTCATAGTTTTTGGTACACCGTGTTGCAGCCACCGCACTCGGCATCATCGCCAGAGACTGGGAAGTCAACGCCGTTCAGCTCGCAGCCGGTGGTGGAGCAGGTCATCGTCCAAAGGTCAGGTGCAGTTTCAGTAGTCATAGTTCTCCTACGCGCTTGTGTTGCCAAGATAGACGACCGAACAGGCCGAGCGGCGCGAGCCACCGATTGTCTTGGATGCAGCGGACGCTGACGCTCGGAACACGAGCGAATCTGCCGCCGTCATATAGGCAATGGTTGAGATTGCGAAGGTGTCGGTCGTGGTATTCGCACCAGCCTGCGTTTCACTTTCAGCGATGACGGTTCCGTTGACCAGCGCGTAGAGCCTGAACGCGAAGCCTGTTCCAAGGCCAGTGCCGCTGATCAAGTGGCAGGTAATGCTGTACCAGCCAGTCAAGGGGATTGAGATGGTTGAGCCGCTTGACCAGTATGAGTAGAGCGTTGTGTTCTTGACTGCGCTTGACCAGGTGATTGCAGTTGCCGATGCGTCCACGGAAGTGTTGACCGTGAGGTTCGTGGTGCGTTGCAGTGTGATTCCGTGTTTTAGGTCAGTGGTCACTCCGGCGCCGATGAGCGTGCCAGATACGGTGAGGTTTCCAGAAACTTGAGCGGCACCGGCAAAGATTGCCGTTCCAGAAGAGGGATAGCTGAAAGATGGTGAGCCATTAGATTGCGTAATAGTGAATGACCGGTATGTAGCAGGGTCAATTGATTCAGCCGCAATAAGAATTTGACTACCAACATTCAATCGAACTTCAGAGATGTCAATTGTTTCTGTTGCTGTTGTATCAGCAGTAGTGATTCTGACTCTTATTGTAATCAATACAAACGCGGCATTTGACGGTGCTGAGTTGCTCAAATTGCCTGGAATGCTGTCACGGATCTGTCCAACTGAAGTCCGTGTTCCAGCCGTAACCTCTGATCCAATCAGTGTTAGATCAGAGGTATAAAAAGCATATTTGAGACCGACCTGCATCTTTGCACCAGACGCAGCGGACACATACAGTTCTGGTACAACAACAAACGCTCTATCTCTACTTGATGGAACAGGAACATATCGAGTCAGCTGCGCTTCCTGAAGAACAACCGTTCCGCTGACTGCCGTAAAGCGAAGAGCATTAGCAGAGGCGGATGCGCTATCTGTAACGATTGCCGCAGTGATCTTGCCGCCGCTGCTGGTATCCGTGAATGTCCAGTACGGCAGTGGGTTCTCTGCCGTGATCGTGTCTCCAGCTGCGTCTGGCGGAATAGCAAAGTCGCCGTTCGCCACGCCTGCCTGAATCTCACGCAGCGCAGCAGGACCAAAGAGCAGCGCCGTCTCGCCGTCGCTCGATGTGCTGACCAGCGGTGCGCCCTTGTCGGCGTTGACTCCGCCCTCAAACGCTCCGAAACCTTCTAGGTTTGTGCCGTACTTACCCATCTCTACTCTCCTGCAATGAGGCCGCGCAGCCCCTTGAGATACTGCCTGCGGAAGTCCGCCTGGATCTGATACTGCACCTGATAGGTGCCGCCACCCTGTGCAAAGGTCATCGTGATGGTGGGGATGTACAAGATAGCCGACGAGAGATCGAGCGCTGGCGCGGTCAGCTTCACATACTGCCCTGGGAGCCACGCCTTGACGAGCGTGTACGGCGTTGCAGCTGCGACTGGATAGCCTTGGCTGTAGCCGTACTCCCAATCTGGCGAAGCGGTCTGTGCAAGATCAGCGCCTGCAACCGTGAACGAGACGCTGCGTACCGGCTTGCCGCGCGTCACCATCGTCGCTCGTGCCAGAGAGCCAATCGCAACACCGCGATCCGCCTTGGCGACAATCTTTGGTGCGCTGAACACTTCGTGCGGCAGTGGTCCGCTGCGGCTTGCCAGTCCAGCGCCGTTGCGGCTGTAGGTGCCTGTGTAGGTGCGGAAGTATGGGTCGTTGGTCGGTGCGGTCGGCCAGGTCTGGTTATTGTCATAGCGCGCATACGCTGAGTCAGCCTGCACAAAGATGCCCTTCACGATGTCGCCGTGGTCAAGGTTGACCGACAGGTCGCGCGCGAGCAGGCGCGTCGGCGTGGTGGTGCTGCCAGTCTGGACGCTAGCAGGGTCGGTGACGATCTCTGCCGGAGCGGTGGCGTAGGTCGGAGCTGCGGTCTTGGGTCCATAGTTGAGTCGCCCATCGCCATCAATCCAGTAGCGGTACTGCACATCCGCAATACCGCCTGACGCCTCTGCGACTTGATCGAGCGCGCTCTGGAGGGTGGTCGCCTTGAAGGTCTGCTTGCCGATGGTCTGTGCGGAGCCTGTGTAGATGGCGCGCGTAGAGCCGCTGATCACGGCAGTGTTCAGGATCTCGCGCGTGGTGGCGTCGTTGACCAGCGTATGAACGCGAGCGAGCAAGCCATTGATGATGTCGCGGTCAGTGCTCGTTGAACTGCCGAGCGTGAAGGAGTCCACGAATGAGGTGGCGCGAATGCCTGTCGTGCCGTTGCGAATGATGGTCTTGCCGAGCCAGCCGTCTGCATCCTCACAGGTCACGGTCGCACGCGAGCCAAGGCCGTTCTCCAGCATTCGAGCCTCAATGCCGGTGATGTAGCCAAGGAAGAGCGGCGTGGAGGCGTTGTATCGGCTGTCAAAGAACTGCACGCGCGCATTGTCGTAAACCGCGCCAGAGCGCCACCACGGTCCTGCGACTGGGGTCTTGGTCTCAATGACATCGAACTGCATTGAGCCACCGTTGCCATCGCCTGAGAGCGTGAGCGTCAGGCTGCCAAGATCAACATACGGCGTAGTCGTAGCGCTCGGAGCTGGAAGGTCAAGCAGGTTCGCGCCGCTATCTACTCCAGCAATGATTAGGCTGAATGGGTTTGCCACTTAGCGGCCGCGCTTGAAGGTGCCTGTGCGGTTGATCGAGTCGGTCACGACCGTGTCCACCTTGCCTGTGCCGATAAAGATGTTGTTGGTGGTGGCTCCGCCTCCCATCGGTGGAACAAAGGTTCCAGAGGCGACTGCGTTGGCAAGGTACGGTGAGTATCCGGCAGAGGTCGTACCTGCTGCACCTAGGTTGCCCTGAGCGGCGAAGAGCGTCCTGAGTCCGAAGACAATCGCGTCGACCGTGATCTTCAGTGCCTCTAGGAAGATCTTGAGCGGCGTGAGCGCGACGATCAGCAGGTTGATGTCGCCTTCCTCGAACACCGCGAACAACTCGCCGAACGACCGCACGAGAGGTCCAACATAGTTGGTGATCAGGTCATCCAGGACTGGACCAACCGTGCGGACGATTGCCTCGAATGCTGGCAGAGCCTCTTTGGCAAGGAAGTCCATCACCTTGTTGACTGTTGGTAGCAGCCGATAGCCAAGCTCCTCT